GTCAGTTGCTTGGCTTCATTTCTAGTTTCTCCGTCATACTCTATCCTCTTTGATTCTCCATCTAGCATTATAAGTCCTGTCATGATGTCGATGTCACTAGGTTCGTGAAGCTGTTCGTGTTTTTCCAGATCAGTGGTGAATTCTGTGCAGATCGGGCATTGGGGGCAGTCTGGTCTACATCCACTACAATCCCAATGCTTGTAAGGATCAGAACAGAAACAGTCACACTTCGTGCAGTACCATTTCTGTACTAATTCTTTCTGATTGGGGAATTTGGACACATAGCGCTTGTACTCGTCTGACATTTTTGACGAAATACAGGTGCCAATTTTGCGACCCGAAGGGTCCTGGACGTGCTTGTTTTGAGCATTTTCCATTTTAATTTGCTTCGAAGCATGCTCTTTGTCATAACCCAACGCGGCTTGGTCAATTCTTCTCATTAAAATCTGAATGTTGTCAGTATATTTATAGATTGGAATTCCTAATACAGCGCGGTGGATTAATGGAAGACGAGAGATTCCCTGCTTCAACTTCTTAGTGAACTCTGAAAAATACTGCGGTCCATGTTGTGCTGCCTCCAATAGAGCTTCGCTAATCTGATCTTTGATAGTGTCTAAGTCTGTTTCCGATATCCTAGTCCAGTTAAATTGTTGTTCTATCGCATCTCTGTCTAAAGGACTCATAACTAGAGGATGACGCACTACGAACTTACGTTTGAGGAACATAAGCTCATTTACTGACTTTGCTTTAACTTGGCCTCTAATCTTTGCTGCTGTAGTATAGTCCTGTCCGAGATCATTAATCATTATCCGTCTGATTGCTTCAAATTGAAACTTACTCATTTTATGAGTACTGAATATCACATCATCACCAAAGCATGAAAACGCGACTTCCTCATCGAAGGAGCCGAGTGATTGCATGCCTGTGATTTTGCGAAAACAGTACCAATGATAAAGTAAGTTAACAATACAATTAACTACTGTAGTCATGGGATTGCCTGAAGGGTTTCCATGCCTAACTAGATGAACTTCATTTCTACTTATATGAAAAGTTTCAATAAACTCACTCCAGATAACATCCATCACTAATTGATCACCTCCCGATACATTCAAGATAGTTTGGATCACAATATTTCCAGCTGTTCTCATGAAGTCTGATCTTAATCTTCCGTCAAATGATCCAAAGTCTGCATCCATTCCAACATCACCTCTTGATTTTAAATATTCATGAAGTCTTCTCCAATCCAAAGATACGGGGTTAATTCCTACTGAATGATATAATTCCAAGCGATGTCGTTGCCAGGCTGTCTTAAATTTTCCAAAATATTTTCTTGCCAAATATACTGTTTCCAAAGGAGCTGCTGTAAACAACCTAGTCTTTCCTATATCTACTTTTTCTATTGGCCTAGTCTCATCCTTTAAACAGTTCTTCCACAGTGAAATAGTTCGATATCCTTGTGCAGCTATCTTTTCCTTCTTATCAATCGTTTCCTTTAGGAGTAGTCCGTGGTATGTGCTTTTATCGATTGTATATCTATGTCCATCTTCTGTTACTTCTCGTTTTAGATAAGCTCCTTTCTTCTTTCCTGAGGATTTTCCAACTCTTTGCCAAGGTTCTCCTGCACTAGTGGTTATATCCAATGCGGTACTATCTTCATCTCCTATTATCCCTGAAAATATTTCCTCTTCTGACATGGTTGATAAATCTTCATCTGTTAATACTGATGTAAAATGTTCAACTAACTGATCTTGCATATCATCTAAATCTTCTGAAAAATCACCTTCTTCTGGACAAGAATACTTTACTAGCTGAGTATATAATAAATCAGGATATCCCATGGAGTTTACACATAGATGTGAGGTATCTTTGACATCATCAACTTTCAATGCAGCGGGCTTCATTGTTTCTGGGAAAGCCCCATGTAAGACATGTTTTTCTAGCGATGATGTTGTGGCTGGTTTAGAATTAAATGGTAAGTCTCCTATGTAATCAATCATGGCACTGGATGGAATAACAGGCTCTTCTTTTTCTACTGTAATCAAATCTAAAATATCTATTATTGGGTATTTTGTATTAGTTTCAAAAGTCATCTTTCCTGAAGGAAGCATAAACATTTCCTTTTCTGGTACATCCATTGATATCAACTCAGTCATAAGTTCTTTAGTTAGCATAGCAGAATAAGCTGCAGAGGTGGATCCAATCACATGAAATCCTACAAACTTTTGAGGGCATGTAGGATTCAGAAGTAATAAGTGACCTCCACAATCTCCATTCTGAGTTTGAGCTCCTAAATTCGTCTGACTAAGAATCCTCATTCCTGTGATATAAAACAATTTACTGTATGTTTCATCTGGACATGTGTTAAAGGAGATAGTCATTTCTTTAACTACTTGCAAATTTACCAATTGAAAGCTTTTGATACTAGGGATATATTGAAGTCCATACTGCATATTTGAAATATATTTCTCTACTTGTGCATTTGAAATTGCATGCTTCTCTAACATACTTGGAAAATTGTAACTACATGAAAATACTGCTACATCTCTATCAGGTCTACTTCCAACAAACTTCATAGGGTATGTCTTTACTTCTCCGTTCAACTGTACTTTTTCAAATGAAAATTCTGATCCTTCTCCATAATTCAAGTGAGATGGTGCGAATACATAGTTCTTGTATCCAATGCCATAAGTGAAACCACGACGAGTATCACTCACCTTTACGTATGTCTTGACGAGACAATCTCTCACTAAAGCTGCGTGGACGGCTAAAGCATTACTATCCATAGCCATTTGCTTTTGAAGTGTTTCATCTACATCTCGTTCAGGCATACTTAACATCTCCTTAATTGCATTATCTTCATCTCCAGACAAACCCATCAAGTTCATACAAGAATCAACTAAGTCATCCCTTTCTTGATCATGAAACACAGCTTCTTTTAACTTAGCTATCTTCCTTGCTTTCTTTTTCAATGATACATCAGAATTTTCTTTCTCATCCTTCTCATCTTTCACTATCTCATCATTGTCTTCTTTTAATACCTGTGTTCTTCTTTTTGCTTTTACTCTAGACATATCAGAATTTTCTTTATACCGATGTAATCTGTCAAGATATTTACTTTTCAGTTCTGAGTCTTTGAGGGTACTCATAATATGCTCAAATTCATCTTCTTCTTCTCCTTCTAACATATAAGCTTTCAGTTCTGGGTCATCAATTGTTCCTTCAATCATTTTTCTAATAACTGTCTCTTCAAATGACATCTCTTGAGCATTTCTAAGTAATTTATACATCTCATGTCTCTTACTACGTTTAGAGTCTTTCTTCGTTGGATGTATCAACTGCTTGTCTTCTTTATCTAGAGAGCAATAATTTTCAGCTATTTCTATATACTCTATTACTGATGGTAAATTGACTTCTTTTTCTGGGAGGGAATGAACACACTCTTGTTTGTTACATGGTTTGTCCTTGCAATTGGGGCACTTAAACCTTAGATATCCTTTCCTCATATCATCCAAGTTCTTACATATTGTCGTATGTTCACTAGATATCCAGCCGCGCTGGCAATGATCCCTGCAGTATTGTTGATGGAAAACTGCATGGCCCAGTGTTCCTGGTTTAGCTCCAAGTGCTCCAAGAGCATCATGACATACTGAACACTCAGTTTGAGTCTTCATGTGAATGGCCATTATTCGGAAATATAGATAAAGACTACCAAAGATAATCAAATCTATAATCATATGAAACCAAATGGTCCTAATAGATACACTTACTAGTATCTCTATTATTTCCATGAGGAAACTATCTCCGAACAACCATGTAAGGAATATCATGATAGCTCTTGCTAGTTCATTTGCAGGATGAGCTACAAACTCAAGAAATTGGACAGCATTACGAAGGATTTTCCCTAAGAATATCATAGGCTTAGTTG